CGTCAGAGTGTTCAACTCTTTAAAGGCGACCTTACCACATTTAAGTCCACCATTCGTATCTATCGCTTCCTCTTTCCAGGATTTGAAGATGACGGATTGTGATGGGTAGTTATTCTCATCTGGACTGTATTCCATGTACTGATAACCTCTGATGAACGGTCTGAACAGGACGTTGCCATTGCTTTTTTTACTGTACACTTTTTGCTCTGATACAGTGTCATAAATGGTGTATGTGCCCACTTCCAGCTTATTGCCGTCATCATCCTCACCTACTCTATTAATAGCAAGTTTGGGCAGTATTAATGAGCCTGAACCGGAATCATCTTCCTGACCCGTTAGACGCATTATTTCTTCCTTTGATAAGGAATCATATTGTTGTAATTCGTTAGTCATTTATATACCTCCATGTATATTTATTTATTTACTTGTAGCATATCTGCTGACAATGTCAAGTGGTTAAATGCAAATCAAGCCAGTTGTGACCAATTTTTATTTCAGTATCAAGAGGGATGTTGAAATCTATGCCATAGGTTTCCTTTAGTGAATCTACTACCTGTAATGAACCTGTATGCATCAGTTTTATCATCATATCCTCTTCATCTGGATGAATATCAGCCACAACCGAATCGTGCACCGTGTTGATTAACATACTCCTTAGTTTATGCTTATTAACTAATTCCTGTATGTTAATGCATGCTAAAGGAACTATGTCCCCTGTAGCAAATCCCTGCACAGGATAATTCTTTATCTGTGTAGAGAAACTCGTACCACCCCACGGCTTTCGTTCCACTGATGGAAACGCATATTGTCTACCGGTAGGGAGTGTAATCATTTTATATTTAAGGGCCTCATTTTGTAATTTTTCATGCCACTTCGCTATTCCTTTGTATTTTTCTTTAAACGCCGAATAATATCTTTTTTCATCTTCCGTTCCTGACATGCCACCATATAGGGGTTTAAATGTATGCCCTTTTGCATCCTGTCTTGAACATCCAATGATATCGGCCGTGTATTGATGAACATCAACGCCATTAGCTATGTCTTTCATGCCCTGTTCATCCTGTGCCAGAAATACGGCCGTTCTGAATTCCAGTTGAGCAAAATCTATTTCCGCTATCCTGCCATTTTCAAATCGGGAAGTGATGACTTTACGAATGGGAAATGTACCACCACGGGGTTGATTTTGGAAATTAGGGTCACGACTTGACAACCTGCCCGTGCGGGTGATGCATTGCATGAAATTAGGATATAAAAATCCATTTGATTTTGTATGCTTTTTAATCCCCTCCACAAACGTGTTTAAATAAGTTTCCAGTGCGTTATACCGTGTTATTTTTTTAACAAATTTCTGCAATTCCTCATTTTGCCCAGCGATTCGAAGAAGAGTCAACCTGTCAGTTTTAAAACCACCCTCAGATGCATCAGATACGAATTGTGCTCGTGCCCTGAATCCCGCTCTTTCATTTTGTTGGGTTCTAGTATAGATGACACCCTCTGTCTTGCATTTAGGGCATCTTGACATATTTTTATACGGGTCGCCATTAACTTTTATCTTCTGAACATATCCTTTTCCCAGACATTCCGGGCATTGTGATGCCTTTGTTTTATAAATAGGAACAAGATACATCATTAATGTTTTTTTAAATTCAAATTTTGTCATTCTAGGACGTTTCTTTGATTTTTTAGTATACTTATCTATACCAATATTGAACTCTTCAATCCATCCTCTCTTATCAATCACTTTTGTTCCATAAATCAGCATGGATAATTGTTCTGGACTGGCAGGATTTATTTTTGTATCCCCCATTTTGTCATGAATTATTTCATCTATTTCTATGCGTAATTTATCATATTCATCCTGAAATTCCTGTTCAACCTCGTTTAATTCTTTTAAATTAATCTTAATGCCATTATTTTCCATTGTTGTAAGAACGACACAAAATTTACACATCATTTTTACAGTCTTAAGCAATCCTTTATTGCGAGGTAATTTAAAGTCATTCATTTGAGATTGGAACAATGCGTTTGTGGCAATGACATCCTGTCTTCCGTATTCTTCCACAATTTTTATGGGAATTTTTTCAAATGACACGCCATCTTTTATATATTGTTCTGTTGCATCCGATTTTTGGCTGACTCCACGCCTCATGCAGCAATCCTTTAATTTTAAACTTTGCCTTGTTCCCCGTCCCAGAACATATTCACCAATCATGGTGTCATAAATACGTCCATCGTATTTAAAACCTATCTCCCATAGCCACAGTAAATCAAATTTTATGTTATGGCCAACAAGTAGTGTTGTTTTATCCAGTATATCTTGAATCTTTTCATTAACTATTGGTTTATAGTGGGGATATTCCTTATGATTAAAAAAGAAATATTCCTCATTGATACCCATACTTACAATAAAGTTTTCTGGATGCTTAGGAGATGGGTCTGGTTTACCATCTACCATTTGAAAGGATGTCTCTATGTCAAATACTGTAATCAATCTATGTACCTCGATAATTCTGGAATAATCTTGCATGTTATCTTGCCGTGCCATCCTGTTATTTTATTTTTACTCACAGCGATACTTCGTATATCCTGGTCTATGTCTAATTGATTTCTAAATCCTACTCCAATAATCACGTCCGCCTCCGCCGCTTTTCCTGTTTTACTATTCTCCATCATGTCAAATGTTATGTCAAGCTTGCCTGATGCATCGGCTGATGCTTGAGATATACCTATGAGGGCACAGTCACGTCTTTTTGCAATTTCTCTTGCTCCCGTGTAAATCGCCCGTAATTTTTCATCCGTTCTGGCAAATGTTCCGCTCACGTTAATTTTATCCAACTGGTCTATGATGAGAATATCAGGTTTTTCCTTCGCAACATAAGAGTCCACTTTTTCCAATGACCAATCAACCGTATCTAATATGTTGATGTTAGTTCTGACTTGAGACCATAAGTCACCTGCTTTTTTAGGATTTCCCCTTATTTCAGCAAGTGTCATGCTTGTATGGGCATTAATTAGTCTCATTTGTGTACGAATAGCCGGTTCTTCATTGATTAAAGCACATACTTTAGCTCCCTGAGAGGCAAAACCACCCTGACCTGCGACCAAATTAACCCAGAATGCAGTCTTGCCACTCTCAGGTCTGGCAAAAATGATAAGAAAGTTACCATCGCCAATCCCGTTTACCCTGTCACGTAAATCCGTTAAATTAAATTTCCATTTTGTATTATCTTTCAGTGAATCAATTAATGTATCGATGTCTTTTGACACACTTTCAAATTCATCCGTGCTTGCATTATTTGAATCATCTAGCAGGGATTGAATGTCATTGAACCCCGATTCACTAGTATTGTTGTACATTTCAGTCGCCATGACGGCGATTTTTTTTGCTATGGTCTGCTTATGCAATTCCTCTAAAATTGTTTTTGTTAATTTTTTATTTGGTCTCTCTTTTTTTATGTCCCCCAATAAATTATAAAAATTATCCTTGGCTGCCCGTGTCAATGCGGGATTATAAATTTCCACATGCAGTGTCGCCACTTCATCCAAGGTTAAATTTTCATCGGAATTTTCATGTGCCTTTTTTATCGTGTCATATAAATTTTCCGTACCATTCGTGAACATTGTTTTTGACACACGACCTTTATTTTCCTCATAAAAATCCTTATCCAAAAGCAGTTGTAATATTTGTTTTTCAATCATGTTGTTCGCAGTTGTTTTAAAATTTCTTTCATCATTTTTGTTTTATTTTTGTCTTTCCAATGTCTAATATAATACTTTGCCGCTCTTCTGTCAAGTATGCATGGGGCGGTACCCAACGGCCAAGTTTTTAAATACGCCAGATACTCATGGCACCTTTGAAATAGAGGTTCTGTTCTTTTTACTTTTAATTTTTTATACTCCCCCGTATGGCTGTACACACAATGAAAATATTTTTTCTTTTCCATAACAAACCAGGGATATGTACCACAATCAATCAGTTTCCACATTCAAATAACTTTCGTATGGGAAGAATGACACATTTAGAACGCCTACCGTCCCCTACCATTCTTGTATATTGTTCCTTGTATTTTTTCACGATTTTTCTTAATTCTGATACTTCAAACATCAGCATGCAGTGATTTTTATTTCCTTTAGCCAGTATCTGTATCCAATAGTCAGATTCAGTGGCGTTGACACCGCTTGGTTTTCCATTACATTCATACTCCAAGGCTATGTTACCTGTTTTATACCACCAGTCCCTTTCCGTCTTCACTTCTATTTTTTTATTGCTAAAAATATCATGAATTTGTTTTTCCCTAAACTGTCCGTATTTTAAATCTAAGTCAAATTTTTTATTTGCTGCTGTCATTTTAAATCACACTCGCCATTTTCGTGAACATACATTATTCTTACTCCTAGTTGTTTTTGGTATTTAGTACACACCCTGTTAATTCTTGTTCCTATTTTTCCAGTTTTTCTAAAAGAAACTGATTTGACATCTAACTTTAAAACATCTCCAGATTCTTTATGAACGGCAATTAAGTCAATAGGAATATTTTCTTGCTTCCTCAAAAAAACAAAATAACCGTTTTTTATCAACCAAATAGATGCCTTATCTTCACTAACTAATCCTTTTTCCACACATGAAAGTTCTCTCATCACTGCTCCATTATTGAATAATCATTACCCGTTTGGTAATACTCCGTGCTTTTACACGGGGTACAAATTCTGTGGCCAATCCAACTACTTATGAAATCTTTTTCACACATCATGCATTTTCTTTTTTTCTTTTTTTTAGGAATCGTGCGAGTCCCAATTTGTTTGTCAGGCCCCCTACGGTAATTTTTTCTTGGCATATTTTATCTCCCTCAATTCTTTTTTCCAACAAGAATTAAAAATAATTAAAAGCTGTTTTATTCTTGCCTTAGTCACAGGCCCGTCCTTTAAATTATTATAT